CGTAATAAGGGTTGCGCTGATCTGTGAACTGCTTGGTGATATTGGCGTTAACGGCGGTAGTCTCAGCCTTTCTAGCCCCGGCAGTACGCGCCAATTTTTTGAGTCTTGTCATCTCGCTCTGAGAAATGCGACCTGCCGTATACCATTCGTTTGTTTGCTGATCTGCATCAACCGGGTCAATGCTTCCGCTTGCAACCCGCACTTCGTAATCAGATAGCTCAATGCCAAATGCTGTATCTTCCTCAACCAAGCGGCTCTCAAGCTGATTAAGTCTGGTCGCCATTTGCGACTCTAGCTTTGATTGCTGTTCTGGAGTCAGCCCTTCAATGGGGTTAGCGGTAACGGTTGCAAGCATCTGCTTACCGTTTTCAATTCTTTCCTGAAGCGATAGATTTTCTTCATTTTCAAAAATAGCGCGATCAAGTTGGCCTAAGTTGCCCTGAACAATCAGTCGATCTTCTTGCTCTGCGATAAACTTTGAGTATGCCGCCGGATCGAGAATATCAATATTTTCCGCACCAATATTTTCAATCTGCAATTGCAACTCTTGAACACGAGTGTCGTCGCCGTCACGGGCCGCTCTTGCTTGCTCATCGGCCAGAGTCACAAGCTCTTCATTCAAGTTAGCAGTGGCAAGGTCAAACTGGCGCTTTCGCTGTGCGTCGGCTAAACGGCCCTGTACGCGCATCCCATCTTCGGTGAGTCGTAACCGTAGGTCTGCCGCGATATCTTCTGGCAAGCCTTGTGTGACGCCCTTCATGTAGCCATTGAAGTCGTTTTGGAATGCTACGGGATCGGGATCATCTGCGTATTTCTCTTCAAGCTCAAACAGCTTCTTCTTGCCATCAACGCGGATGCCAGAGCTATAAGCATTCAGTGCCGCCTTGTTGTATGCCTGATCATAGATAGAGATTGCAGAAAGAAAACCTTCTTTGGTTTCTGGCGCTTGTCCTTCTGCCGCCGCTTCCATGCCAGATGCAACACCAGCTTCTTGACCACGCTCTGCTTGGATCTTAGCGCCAACTTTAAACGCAATGTCCCCGACCTGTTCAGCCAAGCCAGAGAGAGTTTGCAAGCGTTTCGCCTGAGACGTATCTACACCCGTGGGTGTAAATCTTCCGTAGTAATCAATGCGCTTCTGAGCCATTACTATTCCTCTGGCATTAACTGAGCGGCCTGTAATCCGCCACTAAGCAAAGTGCTTGCCGCCGCCAATCCTGCTGTTTGTGTTGCCGCTTTTGCTTGACGCTCTAATGACGCCCTTCGTAGCTTCTCCGACAAGTCAATAGTCATCTCACTAAGACCTGCTTGTCGTGCGCTTTCCAAGGCCAGACTTGCTGGCGTACCTTCCCCAGATATTCCTGCTGTTGAGAGTGCCGCGACGTTAGCCGCCAGTGCCCGGTTAAGCTCTTGGCGACGTGCCAACTCTTGGCTTTCTGCCGCTAACTCTTCCTGCTTGGCTTGCTCTTTCAGTGCGATCTTTTGAGCCTTTCCAGCTTGAACTTGACTGTAGGCTGATACACCTGCGCCTAAGCCCGCTAATATTGCAAATATTGGGAGAGCCATCAGTTACCTTCGACCTCGTATTCAATCATCTGTATGTGCATGGGAGTAGGATCAGGACACGTAATCGTCGGTATGACCTCTCTACCCCAGCCGTTAATATCGTAAACATCCTCTATTATGCCAGTTGTGGGCGTAATAGGCTCAGGACTTAGTGGCGATGTATCCCCTGCCTCGCCAAACGCTCGGATAGGCACAGCAATGCCGTCAATCTGTATGCCCGAAGACTCGTATACACGCACGTTCATGCGTACAATCTTCTTTAATCGCATCTGATTCTGACCTGATCCGATGTTCGTGTTCAGTGGCATGGGCTTAATAGTAGGTGTAAACAAAATACCTACTTCATAATCGCCTGAATATTCCTCATTGGAGTCCAAAACGATCTTGTTGGATGACACAGTGCGCCGATCTAACACGTAGTTCTCTGTATCGACTAGAACACTGACCTCTTCGCCGTTCAAATGCTCTAGCCCGGTGACATCCGAGCCAGTGCGCGTATTCTTAACAGAGCAATCGAGCATGTAATCGAAGTCCCAGCGCTCAACAAACTGCTTATCAGAGCCGTCAATCTCTCTCTCGACAATCATGTACAGCTCATCATCGACAACCGTTACGCTTTTGATCTGTCCAGTCGTGTTCCATTGCGTGAAGCCGTTGATGTCTTGGCTTCTTAAAGTATTGAGAATGCTTGCAGAGCCGTCCGTGTTTACGATGAATAGCCAGTTAGCGTCATCACTCGCAGTGCCCGCTAGGAGCGCCATATCGACCGGCTGGTTGATCAAGTGAGAGGCCAGTACCGACCTATCATCCGTGGTGTAAGCGTCCTCGTTGAACGAATACAGGAAGCTCAGGAGGGACTTCCCGTGGCGGTCTACAAATATGGTCGAGCCATCAACGTCTTGCACTTCTACATTGCCAGATCCGTGTGATGTCTGTGGCTGGATGTTGATACTGGATGGAGTGACGGGTCTGCTGGTTACTGCAAATTCCGCGCCAGACGTAAATATCTGCAAGTTACGACCGGGATATACGTCAACAATGTCATTCAGCTTGCGAGAAGAGATAGTGGCAAAGATCGCCTCATCGTCGTCGCCGTCATCAATGTCAAAATCAAAAAATGCGCCAGTCTTAGACATGAAGACAGACTGAGGTTTTGATTTTGTTCCACCTAAAACAAGACGGCCTTCATAGAAGCAAATGCTTTGCGGCCAGCCACGCTGAGTAGACCAAACATTCTCTTTACGCGGAGAGCCTGACTGCGTCTTTGTAAATGTGATCTCGTGATCACCAGAGCCTTCGGTTACATAAGCAGAAAAAAGCTCAAAATCTTTGGTGGATTCGCCAGATATGGTGATTGTGTACTGATCTGCGCCAGTCCTTGCAACTGCTACGCCCGTTTCACCGAACACAGGCATTTCTTGCAGGTTTTTCTGGATGTTAAAGACGGTCGCCGATTGCTCATCCGCGTTGTCGTCGCCAGCATAGCTAATTGACTTGGACAATACGCCCTCAATGTCTACCTCAAATCGGTCGCCTTTCTTCCATTGACCCGAACCAGTATGACCCAGCGTCATAACCTGTATCTCATTCACAGGGGTAGGGCTGTTGTCATCATCAAAATCGTATTGAGGCACATTGACAAACGGGATGTCATCCAAGAACCATTCATCATCCTCGCCAAGATTGACAAGTCGCTGAGGTACAAGGTTTTTTTGCACAATCAGCATTACGTTTTCGATTTGCGCTACACGGAGCGTATCAGGAAAGCCAACCTCTAGCTTGATATCTGCAACATACGTGCTTGGCGCTCTATAAATACGCAGGTTCTCTTGCGTAAACTCAAGCAGATAATGGCGGTCATCCTCTACACTGAAGCTCTCAACACGACACTTGCGAATAAGCCCGTTGGGTTTCTGTAAATTAAACTCAGCAAGCGTAAGTGTTGCGGAACCTAAGTCCAACGACCCGACCCTAACCAACTGCCAGTATCTAGCGCTGTGATCTATGCGGATGCGGAAGTCTTGAGCCTCTGTCCCAATCAGGGGAACAGACGCGATGGTCGTGTAGGTAACGTCGTCATCTGAATACTGGATCTTGAACTGCTCAGATGTGCCGCTTGAAAGCCTGATCTTGCGTAAATCTACAAACTGAACTGTCTGCGCTGTCGTAATATCGTACTTTGCAACCACAAATGGATCGGTCGTGCCGATTGTTCCGGTCGTTGTGGTCGTTACGTCGGAACCGTCATTGATCAGAAGCCCACTGCCGCCGTTGGGCATGGTTGGTGTTCCGGTCTGAGTAGTTAGACCGCCAACAGTCTCGCCAATAAACTCAGTACCCGGACGCCGCCGCATACCGCCTTGAGGGACAATTACGACGTTATCGGCAGTCTCAACCGCCTGATAGTACTGATTGATATCAATACGGCCCTTGAGAAGCGGAGATAGCTCGCCACTTACGAAGCTAGACTGAATGAATCTAGTCTTAGCCATTAGTACCTCACATTAACAAATGGGTTGCTTCTAACTTGCTCTGTTGGGTACTGCTGAGAGTCCGTGAATCGCGCCATACGGGACGCATTGACATAAGCCGCCGCCATCTCACCTCTTGCCGCTGAACTGTCTCTAATGCTTGCGGCGAAGTCCATGGCTAGTGCGTACTCAATCATCTTTGCAAAGTACACAGGCCACTCATCTTCTGGCGTGTTGGCAATGTAGTCAGCGTATAAGGCTTGTGTTGAATTGCTGTAAACCTTGTCGCCATACACCTGATAGTTGGAGTCTGGTGAAACAGTGATCAAAAACAGCAAATCAGTGGGTAGCTGGTACACAGTCTTCCAGCGTGTTGTATCTACAGGAGGGTCCGTCAAGCGAGATATCTGTGCTTGCTTACGTGCAAAGCCCCAACGATGCTTTGTTAGCTCGTTCTGGACGATGTTGTCGTAGAGATTGTTAGCAACAGTCTCGCGCCGTGACCCGCCTGTCAGTGAGTTAATAGGAGTATCACCGATCAGAATCAGTGCATTGCTAATTAAGTCGATCTTGCTCGCCATAACCCACCCAAAAATAGAATGGCCCCCGAAGGGGCCGAATAAGACTTATGCAGTCTTGTCGTACTGGACCTTAACCAAACCGCCTTCGTCACGTACAACAGAACCAGCCTTGAGCATACCGTTAGTAAGCCAAGAAGTTTTCTGTGGTACGTAGTTGATTTCGGTCTTCATGTCGATGCCGATGGCCAAGCCAACAGCAGGACGCTGGAAGAACCAAGAATCAACAACGTTAGCCGCTTCAGTCAAACCGCCTTCCGCACGAGTCTCAAGGATGATGAACTGGAAGCCAACAAGAGTGTTGATCTCACCAGATACAAGAGCCTTGACTGCTTGGTAGTCAGAAGAAGTAGCTTTCTCGTCGCTCAAAAGACCGCCAAGACCGCCAGCTTCGATGACAGCAAACAACTCAGTGTTAGGAACGCCCTGATCACGTAGCTCAACCTGCGCTGAGTTTACCTTAGCGATAGTCAAGTTAGTGCCACCAGCCGCAACAGCAGTGGTCAGTGGAGTAGAAGCGTCCATAGCGTCGATGACAAGCTGATCACAACGACGACCCAAGGCACCAGCGATAGTAGTCGCCAGCTC